CCGCTCGTATTTGTTGTTCAATATCCGCCACAATTCCTTTTTGTTTATCTTCTCTATTGTACCAATATGCACGAGATTCATCATATATATAAGGTATAATACCAATACCACCATTTGATTTATCTACGTTACCTTTTTTAATTTCATAAAAATATAATAAAGCAAAATAAATTCCCTTAGCAGAATAAAAAGGCTTCTTTGATTTCATATATTTTTCCCACTGCAAAAAGAAAAGATTGGTTACTTCTATTTTTATATCTCGTTTTAAATAGTTGTAACACGCATCTTTCCAAAAATTATCTGGATTATCATCATGAATACTAATTTTTTGCCGTCTGCGCTCTCTTTCTTCATAACAACTTTTATGACAATACCAGTTTCCATGACGAATATAATCTATATTTTCTTTATGAATATTTTTATCAATATTACTTATTCCACAAATTCTACATTTAAGCATTTAAAACTCCTTTCTATTTTCTCTATTATAATTATACCACAATTTTGTAAAAAAGTCAAATTTAAAAAGCGTACCATTAGGTACGCTTTCTAATTTATTTTTCCATCATGTCCCTCATATCTAACAAGACTAAGTTGAAAAGTTCTTTTTGGTCTTCTGTAATTTCTGAAAGTTTAATCTTTCTACCAAAAATCATTTCAACCTTTTTAAGAATTTTCTCTGCATTATTAGAGTCTTTTCCTACAAGATTTCCCCAAAGCTTTGAAGCTTCTTCTCTAATAGAGTCAAAATCAAGTTCTTCATGAACAGGAGTGTCAACTTTATCTACTACTTTTGCGCCATCCATATCACGCTGTTTATCAATAGCTTCATTAATTGCCGCTACAAGCTCATCATAACCAAGCTTAATCTTTGGCGCGAGGTATTTGAATCTACTACCCGCCATAACTGTTGGGGTCTGACGAGTATATAGATATCTTTCGCTGCCACCAACGTCATCCCATTCAGTCGCAATATATCCGATTATATCCACAATTTGATTTACAACCTCGTAGCAACGTTTTGGCATAGAAGGTGCAAGTATTTCAATCTCAGTATCATCTGCACTTTTCTCTTTACGAGTTTCAATATGAGAAATAAGAACGAGTCCATATCCCATCATTGTTATCTGGCGCAGGCACGATTCAAATTCCTTTTTTGTAGCAGCATAGCCACCACCCCAAGGAATATCACTAATTGATTGAACTGCATTTTGTTGACAAATATAGTTTTCACACATTTCATAAGCAATTGTTGTTGTATCAATTGTAATTGTATGATAACGCTCTTGAATCTCAGGACGTTTCAATTGACGCAGAACTTGCTTAAACTCTGACCAGTTATTAATATCTTGTACATAGATGTTATCTATTGCATTATATCCTTTTTCGAAGGCAAGTAATAGATTTTTAGGAAATTTGGAAGCCAAAGTGGTTTTACCAGTCTTTGGCTTTCCATATATAAGAATATATTTTCCTTTGAGGTCACGCGAAATAACTGTAGGTTGAAGATTTAATAAGTCAATCGCCATAGCTCACCTCCGGCTTAAAAGCCAAGGTCAGCGAATCCAGAATTGGATTTCTGTGGAGGTGTTTGCTTGGATGCCATTCTTGACATATCCTTATCTTTCTGCTGCTCAAGTCTTGCCTTTCTTTCAGCAAGAGCTTCATCAAGGTCAGCTTTTGCATAAGCAAATTCACCCTCAAATGGTTCCTGAGTTCCACCAGTAATGACAAGGTCGCTCTTATTAATAGTTCTAATTTTTTCAATTGGCTCACCAAAGTCAACTTCTTCATAAGTTACTTCTGTAGTTGAGCTAAAGTCAAGTCTACCATTTGCTTTATAAGAATTACCAACCTCCCAGAAAGTTGAAATTGCACTAATTACACCTTCACTCTCTGCAAACATTGGAATTACATCAACCTTACCACCATACTGTGGAACAAGTGCTGTAATCTTATAGCGACCAGTTGACTCACCATTTCTTTCCTCGTCTGCTGCCCCACCAACCGCGAACTGAATTGCGAAAGTAGCCTCTGGCTTGCAATCACTCTTTGGAATTTTATTAACAAATGAAGCGTGTACTCTTGGGAATGAAATTAGATGACCATCAGCTGCATAATATTCATTCATACGAATGTTTGCATTTGTGATACGAACTCTATCAGCCTTATCTTCATCACCAGTAGATGCAATTGAATTAAAAGTATCTTTTACCGTCTTAATTGACTCATAAGCTGGATTCGGTTTGCCTGCGTTTGTAAGTTTAGCCGCGAACATATGAACTGGAATCATCAGTTCCTTTTCTTTTCCATTAATTTTCTGAACAACCTTAACCGTAATAGAACCACCCATTGCTTCAACTTCTTTACCATTTTTCATAAATGGCTTTGAAGCAAGGTCAATTTCTGAAAGAATTCCTTCAATTTTTACTCTGTTTTCTGCTTGTTTCAACATTATTTTTATACCTCGTTTGTTTGTTTCTGTTTGTTAAGTCGGATAAATAATAGAAAGGAGGGTTTTTAAGCCCTCCACATATTCATTTTCTATTACTCAGCGTCTGGTACCCAAGCCTTACCTTCATCTGTAAGAACAACATAAGTTACAGGCTTATCTGCTCCTTCGATTTCAACCTTTTCTCTAACAACAAGTTCCTTCTTCTGAAGGTCTGTTACGTTAGCTCCTGTGCTTCTGTCACTTGCTCTACCAAGTGCCGCGGTAATCTCCGGAATGGATACGCGTCCGCCATTATCCTTTACATAGTTGAGTACTTCCATTGACTTTTCTGTAAGTTTTTTTGCCATAGTTTTTAAATCTCCTTAATAAATAAAATTTTAAAAGTTTGTTAGAATTTTGTCAGAAAGTTTTCTCTTTAACTTTCTATAATTATTATAACATAATTTTTTAATAAAATCAAATTTTCAGTTTTCAAATTTTAGAAAATTAACAAACCAATAACTTTTGCGTTTGAAAGTTTAATTGACTTCGTACCTTGTGCGCCTTTTGTGAGAAGGTTGACTTCATTCAGATTGATTTTAATTTGTGCGTGAGATGATACGATTACAGTTTCTGTTTCATTTACTAGCGCACTAAAGCATACGAGGAAGTCATCTTCATCGTTAAGTTTATGTATCTTACTTCCTTTAGTGCCGCGACTAGTAACGCTAAAGTCTTTAATTGATGTTCTTTTAATATAACCTTTTTCACTTATTGTTAAAAATTCTTTTGTATCAGATGGGATTACCTGCGCGCAGACAAGATAGTCATCTTTGTTCAAGGTAATTCCTTTCACCCCACGAGCGGCACGTCCGATTGCACGAATGTCTTTTGTTTCACACATTACGAACTGCCCGCGCGCGGTCATCATTCCTATTCGTTCTTCATTAAGGAATAGAACTGAGACAATTTCATCATTAGTATCGAGGTTTAGTGCCTTAACTCCACCTTTGCGTTTAATATTATATTCTGATAACTGTGATTTCTTTAAAATTCCATTTTTCGTCAGAAATATTATATAATTTTTCTGACGAGATTTGTTTAAGAATACTAAATTTTTGATTTGTTCGTTTGGTCCAAGCTCTACTAATGATTCAATTGGTAGTACTGTTTCAAACTGTAAGGTTGAAGGACTGAGGTTGTAACAATTGCCCTTGTTTGAAAACAAGAGAACCGTGTCAAGGTTTGTACCCGACGCAGTTGAAATTACATATTCACCCTTACTCATTTTGAATTTGCTTCCTACACCACCGCGGCGCTGCGTATAAAGTGTTGATACAGTCGTCACGTATATGTTATTTTGATTCGATAGGTTAATTAAAAGTTCTTTTGTTTCTGTTGGTTCTTCATCTTCTTTTGAAATATTGAGAATTTGTGTGCGGCGAGCATCACCGAATTTCTTTGCAACCTCTCGCCAGCCCTTAATGAGTTCATTATTGAATAATTCCTCATTTCTAATTATATTATATATGAAATTTCTTTCATTTTCAAGTTTTGTCTTTTCAGATTTTAATTTTTCAACTTCTAAATGCGCCAAACGGGAAAGTTTCATATCAAGAATAGCCTTGACCTGAACTTCATCGAGACTGTATGATGCCATAAGTTGCTGGCGCGCGGCCTGTACGGATTCAGAAGTTTTAATTATACGAACTACGTTGTCAATGTCCTCTATAACTTTAAGTAGTCCTTCAATAATGTGTAAGCGGTCTTCGATTTTCTTTAAGTCAAATTCAAATCCGCGTCTATATACCTCTTTTTCATGGTCGATATGTGCTTGTAACATTTCTTTCCAAGTAAATACTTTTGGGAAACGTCCGTTATCAAGCATTGTAAAGTTAATCCCATAGTGAGATTGGAGAGAAGTATTCTTATATAAATACTTTAAAACTCGGTCTGGGTTAGCTTTCTTTGTTAGATAAATTTTAATGAGTGGTGTTTTGCCAGTAAGGTCATTAAATCTGTCAACTCCTGGATTTTCTTCTCCATTGATGATGTCTTCAAGCTCACCACAAATTGTATTTGTATAGACTCCATATGGTATCTCCGTCACTACAAAGCAATTATCTTTCTTATCATATTCTACTACGCTACGAAGTCTGCAAGCGAACCCATTGCCTTTCTTCATCGAGTTCTTTACATCATTCTCGTTGAGTAGAATTGCGCCCGTAGCAAAATCTGGTGCGATATAAATGTCTTCAAAGTCGCAATCTGGATTAAGAAGAAGATGTTCGAGCGCCTTATTCATTTCGCAGAGATTATACTGCGGAATTGATGAGGCCATACCTATACCAATTCCTGTGCTACCGTTGCAAATACCATAAAAACCTTTGCTTGGTGTGATTGCAGGATAGTGTTTGCTTTCGTCTATGCCTTCGCGCCATTCTTGAATTGTTTCTTTTTCAATGCCTTGAAAGATATATTCACCCAAAGGGGAAAGTCTACTTTTGGTATAACGGGCCGCAGCATAGTTGCCACTTGAAATTAAAGTACCCGCATTACCTTTGACGTTTACTAATGGATATCGCATTGCAAATGGCTGAGCCGCTCTCATAATAATGCCAAGACACGAAGTGTCGCCATGGATGTAATAGGACTTCATAGCATCACCAATTGGACCAGTAGTAGGTTGTGGCGGTTTGGCTGATAGATATTTATTTTCATACATACAATATAGAATTTGACGTGCAGATGGTTTGAGACCATCGCGCACATCAACGAGAGCACGATTTTGAAGTACCGCGCCACTATATTGTATCATTGATTCTTCTATTATTGGTTTTAAGTTACTCATCTATTTCCTCATCTATAATTTCTGCTATTCTATATAATTTTTTGGCTATGCTCCTTATTTCCTCTAGGCTATAGTCCCTTTTTGATTTGGCATATTCTTCAATTAACCATTTACTAATGCGAGGAGTAACGTTCTCAATAAAATTATAATAATTACCACCTAGGCCATGCCAAGTATAATCATTCGCCGTAACATTTATTTTCATTTATTCTCTCACTTTCGAAAAATCTACTTTTTCCATAATGAATTTTCGACGACATTCTACATCTTCACCCATTAAATTGTAAAGCAAATCAATTGCTTCACCATCCCATTCCATTACATCTAATCTCTGATACTCTGGTGAAAACATAGAGTTTCTTGCTTGTTCAGCTTCTAATGCACCTAATCCTTTATTTCTTTGCAGGTGTCCTTTAATTTTGTTTTTCTTTTTTGCTTCCGCTAGTTCTTCATCAGTAAAATAATAAAATTCTTTACCTTTATATTCTTCTATATAAAGCGGTGAACGAAGCCAACATAGCCGTCCTTCTCGTATAAATTCTGGTGCGAGATATTGTAGTGCTGCCATTATAAGTAAGCCAATATGATATCCGTCGCTATCTGCATCGGTACATATAGCGAGTTTTCCATAACGTAACTTGGAAGCATTATATTTACCTGGCACTATATTCATAGCACTTAAAAGAAGTTTAATCTCTTCGTTATTATAAATCTTTTCTTCTGGATTGGAAAGGCAATTAATAATTTTTCCTCTCAATGCCATAATACCATATCTTGTATAGTCTCTACCTTGTGCTAGCCCTCCAAGAGCGGAGTCTCCTTCGGCAAGAAGAAGGATGGAATTTGGTCCAAGAAACTCTGCATCTTTTAGCTTATCTGAAGCAAATACTTTTTTCTTCTGATTTTTTTCAATTTCTTTTGATGCTTCTAAAACTTGTTTGCGCGCCCGCTCAGCCGCACGTTCAGCTTTAGCCAACTTATCTAATAGCTCTAATACCTGTTCAAAATCACGTTGTCTTTTAAAAGCAAATTGTTTTAAACATTCACTAATGGCTGTGGATGTTGCTGACCGCGCTTCTGGGTTGGCTAGTGCAGTTTTTTGTTGATTTGTAAATTGACCAACTTTAACCTTTACACTTACATATCCATCTAATACTCCACGAATTACTTCACCATCGTACTTTGTTTTAGCAAGCGAGTTAAAAGTTCTGGTAAGTGAAGATTTAAATCCGCTTATAAAGGCACCGCCATCTGGCATATATAAATTGTTAGCATATCCTTTTATTTTACCCTTTTTACTAACCCATTGAAGGGCTAAATCAACTTTACAATCGGGAGTTTCATAATGATATGAAAAGGGGGCAGATAACCGATTTTCTTTTGAGAGCCCATCAATAAGACCAGACTTTGAATAGAATGTTTCTTTTTTATCGTCAATCCATAAATTAATTGATAAACCACTAGAAAACATAGACATTTCTTTAAGCATAGAACGTAATTGCTCTATATCAATAAAAATATCTCCATATACTTTTTGGTCTGGTTTATAGCAGATTTGAGTACCGTGTGTATCAGTATTGTTTTCTCGTTCTAATACGTCTGTTGTGGCTCGCGCGCCCTCGTCATCAGATTCAAACTTTTGATAATAGGTTTTTCCATCACGCATTACTGTAACAGTAAGCCATTCTGCAGTATGACAAACAATCTTATTGCCCTCACCATTGACCCCTACAGCACTAGAATAAACTCCTTCGGTATGTTTACCTCCAGAGTGTGGGATTAGAAATGCGGCAGTTAGTGAGTTTTCCCCGTCTTCACGAATGCCTACTGGAATACCGCGCATATTGTCAGTTACTTCTATTTCTCTTGTTTTAGTATCAAGACGAATTGTAAGTTCGGGATTATCTGGTTTATATACTTCATATTCATCTTGTACGTTTACTATCAATTCTCGCAAGCCCAAGTTAATTGCTTCTTGTCGGTCTGCGGAAAGATACATTCCTATTTTTTCTCTAAAAGCACGACCTGCACTTAAGCTAACTATATCATTTGCTGTATATTCCATTTATACCTCTATCATATTTACATTATCCCACTTGGCATTACAGTGAATGTTAAATTCGCAGCTGAGGTCATCTTCGGTATAGTTACCGTCTTCGTCTTCATCAACAAGCAACTTTAATGCGACTTCAACTTCCTTTGGTAGCCAAATGGCATAAGATTTACCATTTTTATATTTAATTTCTATTGATTCAACTTCTCTATTATTATCAAATAACTTCATTAATTTCTGTCCTCACATTAATGGGTGCTATATTCTTTGGGTCTACGTTTGGTGGGACGTATTTGTGCGCCGGCCGCCACCTCCATGCGCCCGCGGACCAAACAAGAAAATAAGTTTGGTGGAAAGTATCGTTATAATTGACGGCGAGAACCGTTTCAACCGTATCAGTATCAATTCGTTTTGCTTTAAACATTAGTGTATTACCTCGAACTGGTCAAGTCCAGGAATTAACGCGCATCCACAAGAATCTAAATGGATTTGTCCCATATCGTCGATAGAACGAACGATTCCCTCTTTATTTGTATATTGGGGTTCTCCATCCATATAAATAATTCTAATTTTATCTCCGACTTTTATATTCATTTTAATTCTCCTTAAAGAAACCACCATTTGTGTTCTTTTACAACGGTTAGTTCACTTTCTAAAAATTTTACATTTTCTTCCATTTGTGCAAGTAGTTCGTCAAAGTGCGCGCCGTCAAAAGTAAGTGTTATGACTTCACCAGTTGATTTAGAGACAAGCAAAACATCATAATATAAATCTTTATCGAACCCATAATGTACGTCTGCCGCCTCAAAGTCAAAAAATTTGGATATATCAATTAACATATATTTTTCTCCTTTCATTCTATATTATAATTATATCATATTTTAACGAAAAAGTCAAATTTACGCTCGGCCGCGAATATACATAGATTATTGAGGAAAAAATTACTTATATAGGGAATAATTTTATAGGAGGTAATATAATGACTAAAGAAGATATTATAAATTATGTATTGGAGAGCCCTAGTAATACAAATAGAGCCGTATTAAATTCAATGCTTGATATAGTAATTCAAAGTGAGTCTGAAGCTTCAGAAGAGCCAACTAATATTATAATGCCTGCACAATATATAGTAGTGACTGATTCAGCCGTAGAAGTCCAAGATGTTGATATGTCTACTCTTACAAATGGAGAAAAATTATTATATAGAGTTTTAATGGTTGATACAGAAACAAAAACCTTTTCCATTCATTATGGAGATGGTGAAGCTCATACAACTATTGATGAAATAACTGGAGTAGTTAAGGAGGAGCCATTATATATAACAGTTAAAAAAACTGATAACGTATGGACTGTGCGAGTTACTGATGGTTCTAGTATTGTAGCTGGTAATTATGTAGTAGAAATTTTAAAATCAGATGTTTTATCTATTGCTGCTGTAATACCAAGAGAAGAGTAACGCGAAAATATATATGTAAACATTTAAAATTTTACTTATAAAAGAGAATAGCTATTTTCTAATTAAGGAGGTATACCTAATGAGAGTTAGAGAAATTATGGAGTATGTATTAGAAACTCCACAAAATATTAATCCTACAATTCTAAAAGCTATGATTGAATCATATGGTGATAGGGTTCAAGATGAGCTTTTTGATTACACAGTTGATGTAAATATTGCTGATTCTGTTGATTTACTTGGTAAGAAAGCAAGTGATTTACAAAAAGATGTTATTATTGAAGATGGTAAATTCTATGGAACACTACATCACGTAACTGGTTATACAGGTTTTTCAGGCGCCGCAGAAGAACAAAAAGGTTGGTACGTTGTATTCCATGTAGAAAGTGATAACACTACTTCAATTAAAGTTAATGGTGTTACGCTTGATTCAGATGGAATTCATATTCTTTGGTTTGATAGACCTAAAAAAGGTAAAGCTACTATTGAACTAATTGGAAGTGAAGGCTCTGTAACAGATACGTTTGATTTTAGTGGATTAAAATTTGAGTAAACGGATATTTAAAGTAGTATGAATATTTAATAAAATTAAGTAAAAAGAGAGGTTACTAACCTCTCTTTTTCTTTATTCCCAACTAAATGTTTTTGCTTTTGCTTTCTTTTTCTTTGGGGGTGTTTTTGCCCATATGAGGAAGTCTTTCGCGCGGGTGGCTGATACGTAACATACTCTTGCTTCATCATCATTATATGCGCGTATATTATAAGAAAGAACGTATGGCGCGGCCAATCCTTTTGCACTATGGACTGTTAATACCTTTATAGTGTCTTCATTCATTTTTTCTTCTATTTGTAAATTAGTTAAATCTGCTTGTTTAAAAGTGTCTACTGGTATTCCTCGCTTCTCAAACAAGGTTTTAAATAACTCCACATCCGCATTTGTGCGGCAAAGCACAAACCAATCTTTCCAATTACCTTTCAATCTATCATTATTCATTAGTAACGATTCAACTGCTTCGTCTGGTGTGTAATTGGCTTCTAATACATGGTAATGATATCCATCTGTTGGTTGTCTCATTGCAATTGAGTCATCTTCGTAATCTGGGCCGAGTCGATAAAGAAATTTCTTTGCGAATCGAAGTATATCAGGTAGATTGCGGAAATTTTCGTGCATCGAATATACAGTTACCTCTGGATTGTTAGCAAGGCTAATTAAATAGTCTGGGTCTGCGTTTCGCCACTTGAAAAGTGTTTGTTTGATGTCAAAGAAATACATATAATTATCTGGATGCAACATTTCGTAAAACTCAAATTGTTGTCTTGATGTATCTTGAACCTCGTCCGATATTAAGTGAGTAACATGTCTTAGACAATTTGGATTTTGTTTAATCTCTTCAAATAGGTCGTCAAATCGCTCTTCATTAAGTATTTCGGTTGTATCTATTGCATTTCCACGTAATAAATAATTACAAAAAGAATGTATAGTCGAGACGAAAATTCCATCTGAATTTTTGAGTCTTTTAAGTATCTCATTTGCAGCGTTGTTTGTAAAAGTAATAGCTACAATTTCTGATGGATTTACCCCACTGTCTAACAAATACTGTATTCTTTCTACAAGGCAGGCCGTTTTTCCTGCCGCCGCAGAACTAGATACTAATACTTTAGATTTATCTGTTGTTACGATTTGCTTTTGCATTTCTGTTAATATCATTTGTCTTCTCTCCTTCGCTGTCGCGGATTAAAATTATTTTAACTCAATTAGCATACGCTTAAGAGGATAGGACCATTCCCATTTATATCCTCCAACACTTCTGCGTCCTTGAGTATGATTACAAATTTCACTTACTCTACCACGTGTTAAATTTAACTCTAACTCAGCTTGGCGTCCTGATTCAAAAGAACGTATATAATTACCTTCCATATCATACATATCTACTTGATTGCATTTTTGTGATTTGGCATAATTTATCATTAATTCTTCTACAGGAGTTTCATCTGTAGCATACTTCCATAGACTATTAGAAGCCATCGTACGTTCTTTTTTACAACATCTAGAAATACTACCTGCTGATATTTGTAATTCTTTTTCGGCATAATTAGCACAGTCCCATTTTTTTATAAAATTACCATTTAAATCATATTGTAAAACAGATTTTTTGTTTGCGTTAGCATGTCTCTTACGTGCCTCACCTGGTTTTAATTCTTTTAATCGTTTACTTATAGTACACTTATTTGCTCCTAATCGTTCAGCAATTTGACAAGATTTTAATCCTTGGTTCCATAATTCTAATATATCTTTATCAGAGTATACTAGCGCGCCATCTCCTCCCAAAGTCATATTATATCCATATCCTTCTTTAAAATGACTATTAATAGTTTTAATCCAATATTGTTCTCGTTCACTTAATATATCATTTGGGCATTGTTCTAATTCTTCTATTTTAAAATTTTCTATACCATATTTTCGCATAGCCTGATGTATTAAATAACTAGAATGTTTAGTAAAAGCTTCATAAACATGGTCTCTCCACCTTTCTTGAATGGAACTTACTGTTTTTCCAACGTAAGGCTTTTGATTAATGTTGTTTGTAATTTTATAAATATGTCCCATAATTAATCTCCTTTGTTCCTTTCTAATTATAAGTAACAAAATTGACTAATATCTTCATAAAATTGGGGATTTTAAGCAATTTAAAATTTATTTATTTTTGCTCACCCTTAATGGTGTTAAGCCCATAGTTTTTTGAATCGTAGAAATCAATGTAATACGATTCTCTTTCACTTAATTTATCTTTCGGAACCTCCTCCAAAAGCTCAAATAAGAAATTTTCACACCCATCGGCAGCCATAGTTCGATGAAGTTGAGAAGAAGCCAATGTCCCGACGCCAAGTGCTGTTTTGCAATGGTCGGACCATCTTGTCGAAACATTTACAGCCTTTCCAATATATATCTCACCCGTTTTAATACGAGTAATCTTATATATACCACTTCCTTCAATAGCAACTCGCTTACGAAGTTCCGCTAACGGCTTCTGATAGTAACCAGTCCAGATAACTTTGTTAATTGCCTCTGGATGTCTAAGCCTCGGCGCGATTCCTCGTAAGATTTCAACGTCGTCTTTATCGTTTGGGTCAAGTTGAATTCGATAGAAGTCTTGTTGTTCTTCAACTTCTTTTTGTCTACGAATTTCTTCGTTAATGGCAGCGCGCTTACTACGTTCTACTTCTAACTCAGCCTTAATTTGGTCAATTTCTGTCTGCATTTGAGCCTTTTGAGCAATATAGCTATCAACTTGATTATTAAAATCACTATTTGCTTGAAGTTTTTGTTGTTCTAAGGCTTGGTTAATTTCTGTTCGTTTACGTTGTTCGTATTCTGCGGCCGTGCCATCAATTTCTTTCATTTTGCCTTGACGATATAAGTCTAAATCTTGATTAACTTCATTATACCGTTTTTCTTTTTCTCTAAGTAAACTTTCTAACTGACGTAAAATTCCATTAAGTTCAGTTTCACTAACTTTAAAATCAGATTCTAATTTTTCGTGTTTTAGTTGAACTTCTTTTTCATGAAGTGCTATTTCATTTTGTAAATGTTTTTCTTCTTGCTCCCACTCTTCTTTGAAGTAGTCTTTAATTTCATCCTTTCTTAATACTTCAAGTTTGTGTTTATCTATTACTGTTTTTTCTAATGTTTTATTCCGCTTACTTAATATAACTCCTAATATGATTATAATTACAATACTACAAAGAAGAAGGATTAATAATATTTGTTCCATAATAAATCCTCCATCTATTTTCTATTATAATTATATCATATAAGAAATTAATAAGTCAAATTATATCTATATATTATATATATAATTTTTTTTGATTTTTCTCTTTTAATTATAACGGATTTTCTAATGCTTTGTCAAATTTTAAGTCGATTGAAAACTTGCCAATCCTTGTCATTCTTCCATCTATCGGTTGCTCGATATTGTGATTTGAACAAGTCCGCGGCGGTGGTAATTTTATTCAATTCCCAATATGGTATTACATAAATCGGGATGTTGTGAGATAAACAGTAGCTAATTTTGCGTCTATCGCGCTCTTGTTGTGCTTTGAAGTCGCGAAGAGTAGGCTGAAACTTTTTTACTTGTTGGTAATGTTGCTCACCCTGTATTTCTATAATGCAAAAAGACGACCGGCCGCGACGAACACAAAAATCAAAACGATATAATCCATGTTTTAAATCACCAAATCGTTTTTCTCTTTCAAACTTATATCCTGCTTGTTTTAAAAGCTTTATAATTTTTTCTTCACCTTTACTTGCTTTCATATCTAAATCCTCCGTCTATAAAAAGTAGAGAATAATATACCAATCTCTACTTAGTTGTAGAAGAGACGGATTATGTCCATCTTTTAGAAAGGGAGGGAATAAGTATGACATTACATGAAATTATTGTAATAGCCCAAGATGGACTGGTTGGTTTAGTTATTATACTTTTAGGATTAGTTAAAATACCTAAAGTAGATTTGAATTTGTGGACTATCCTGGCTAGAACACTTGGTCGTGCTATGAATGGTGAGTTAGTTGAAAAGGTAAATAAGATTAGTAATGAATTAGAGGCTCATATAAAACGCACGGAAGAAGAGCGAATTAATCAAGTTCGCCAACGTATTATTCGTTTTAGTGATGAGGTTATGTATGATACTGGCCATTCACAAGAACATTACAATGATATACTCGAAGACATAAATAAGTATGAGAAATATTGTA